ATTATTGTGAAATGAAGTTATCTTGTAGAGAAGCCCGTAAATAAAGGGTTCTTTTTTAATTTTGCGGAAATTTCGAGGCTCACCCCGGCCGGCAAGGGACCCCGGCAGAATCCCCCACCCCCACCCAGGCAGAGCCGGCCGCGCAGCGGATCCGGAGCGGATCGACCCGGCGGAGCACCTCCGGCAGCTCTGGCAGATCATCCAGGGCGGCGGCCTTCGTGGCTGATCCGGAAGCGACCGCAAAAAGATTGTAATAATTTACGTTTATTCAAGATTAACTATTGACAATTTACGTTTATTCATGTAAAATAGTAAGTGAAAACAGAAAACCGGCACACCTAAAACGAAAGGAGAAATCATTATGAAGAGAACAAAAAGCATGATCTATAAGGAAACCATCGAGAGCACGGAGCTACTCCTCTACACCGAGAACACCAGCGAGATCTATTACAGGCACATCATCCCGGCACTGGATAACCTCAGAAAGAAATTTAAGAAGGGCACCTACAACAGCGACAAGGCCGTTGATCTTTGGTACCACATAGCGACGGCAGCGGCTAAGATGTACGACAAGGAATTCTCGGGACAGTTTGAAACCTGCTTCACAGTAACAGACCGCTTCACGGTAGCCGTAGAGCTTGAAAGAAGATACAGCGAAGAATTCAAGCTCGAAGTCGTAGACCTCGAAGACCTCACCGACTACGCCCAGGAGCACAGGGAAGAGGCCAGAGATGCAGCGCACAGCGAAACAAAAACCGCATAAAGCCGTTGCGGCGGCGATAAATAGCCAGTTAGGCCGCAAGCGTCCCGGAGTTCCTCCGGGGGTCTGGAACTGATCACAGAGCACGAAAGGAGACAATGCATGATTGTTAACATGATTTATAATCACAAGCCCACAGAGGCCGATAGAATCACCGTTTATTTTAACGATTTAAGCGCGACTTATGCCGGCAACCTGTACCAGGGCGGCGAAGTGATAGGAGACTTTTACACAGAGGACAGCCGCGAGATAGAAGCGACTTTTACCCAGTTTAGGAGCATCTGGGGAGACTAAGAAAGGAGAAAAGAGCATGAAGAAATGGACCCAGCCCAGCGGGCGCGCGTTCCGGATCTATGCCGACATGATGCAGCAACCACATTTGTTAGTGGCAGGTGCTACCGGCTCCGGTAAATCCGTAGTTATTAACGGCATAATCACAACCGCGCTATACTTCAACCCGAACCAGATCCAATTTATTTTAATAGACCCGAAGCGCGTAGAACTCGCAGAATATAAACAGCTTCCGCACGTGATCCACTACGCGAGCGAGCCGGACACAATGCCGCAGGCGCTGGAACTCGCGCTAAACATCGTAGAAAGCCGATTTCAGGCAATGCAGGCGGCCGGGCTCCGGATGTACCAGGGCAGCGACATTTTCGTTATAATCGACGAATTAGCCGACCTTATGACCACACAGAAAAGGCGCGTGCAGCCACTTTTACAGAGGCTCGCCCAGATCGGACGGGCCGCAAGGGTGCACATCATAGCCGCGACACAGTGCCCGCTTCGCGAAGTGATCCCGACCGCGATTAAAGTTAATTTTGACGCGCGCGTTGCACTCCGGACCAGATCCGCCCAGGATAGCCGAAACATTCTTGACCATACCGGATGTGAAACCCTCCCGAGATACGGACAAGGCTATTACATGAGCCCGGACGGGGAGCAGCTGCGACAAATCCCGATGTACACAGACCAGGAGCGCCAGAAGCTCATAGAACACTACACAGGCCGCCGGCACTGGTGGCGGCGCTCAGCATAAGAAAAGCCCCGGAAGCGTTCCGGGGTTTTCCTTTGTTTTGACGCGCTACAAGGCGATTTAAGCCCTTTTAGGCTGTCAACGTATAATTGTGCGCCTTTTACGCTTCCGAGCCTCTACGAGGCACGCAGGCCGCCCAGCGTGCCCGCTGTGATCCGCTCCGGCTACTCCTCCGGGGCGGTCTTTTTGTGCTTTGCCGGGACCGTGACGGTCAGCTGATCCGCATCCTCCTGCTTCTCGATCATCTCCGAGCCGTACGTTTTCTCCAAGTACTTCTTCTGCAAGCTTTCTGCGTCTTTCTGATCTCCGAGCGGTGATGCATTCGGCGTAAGCACGACTTCCTGCTGATCCTTCATGCCGTAGAAGTTCTTAGCCCGGAAGATGTACGTTACCTGCGGGATCTTGCCTTCCTGCACCAGAGCCGCGTCAATATCGGCCATGATTTCCTTCGCTTTTTTTATCATGTTGGAGCGCGCGGGGTTCCCCGATCGCAGATTTTCCCAGTCCCAAAGCGTAAACCGAGTAACTCCGAGAGCGAGTGCCATATTCTCAACCGTTGGTATCCGGTCCTGTTCTGCACACTCTCGGAAATAATCGTTTATCCTTTCCGCAAGCTCATCGTCATCCTTCGGCGGCTTTCGGTTAAAATACTGAAAACTCTGATGGATAATCCGAGATATATCGCCCGGCTCTGCTTTCAGGTTAGCAGTAACGGATGCAGACTTTGAGCCTCTCTTCCTCGGTTGCGTCTTCTGCTCTGTGTTATGTTCTGCGTTCTTCTCTTTATCCATCCGGGCACACCTCCTTATTTCTTCTTAGGCTGCGCTTTCTGCGCGTTCTTACTCTTTGCATCTGTTTTCTGCTCCTCTGCTGTTTCCGGATCCGCGGGAGAGGGCAGGATATCCACTGCGTCAGAAGACGGGGTACCCGTTTTTTCTGCGTGAAGCCTCCTCCACTCATCCACATAGCTTTCCGTGTTCAGGTTCTCGTGATCATTGATCTTGATGATACTCATTGCTTTCATGCTCCTTTCTTTTTAATGGTCGCTTTCTGCGAATTTATATCTCAGAGTAGACAAAGTAGACGAAATGACTATTTTCCCCTATTCTTTTTTATATATGTATTACACGCGCGCGTATAATAGAAAGTTATACGGAAAATAGCGTTTTTATCTACTTTATCTACTCAAAAATAACAATTTCCTGTCATTTGCATCAATATTATTTCCTTTCGGCATCTCTTTCTTCCAACTTACTTTTTAATCTCAGTCCCCTATACTTAATCATGCCCATACTTTTGAACTTATCCGTGTACCAGTCCGGATGTGCGGTGAGTTCGGAGTTAAACTTCCTGACCGTGCAGATAAAATATCCGTTGGTCTTGCACCACATCTTGTAACGCTCGTAAAGATCCTTTGCCTGGATGTTTACGTCCGGGTCCTCGACGTGCTCGCATTTTTCCTCTAAGAATTGCAGCACAAGATCATTATCACGCTCGTATTCTGCGACGGCGATGCGGACGCTCAGGGGCTTTTCCAGCTTCTTAACCACATACATCCGGAAGCCATCCAGGAGCCAGGAGAAAATGCCGCGCATGGAGTCCTCTTCCATAAATACGGTTTTAAGATTCTTGTTCTGCTCCTTCTGGGAGAAGTGGCGGTTAAACTCGATTACGTTTAATCGCTCCGAGGCAAACACGGACTTATCCCGAACGGAGGGAAGATCATTACAGCTCATCCACATGGTAAACTGCGGCACGAAGCTGATCGGTTTCTGGTAGAGTTCCCGGGCCGTGATCACTTCGCCGCCCGTGTACTGCTTAATTGCGGACTCATCCAGGCGGCCGGAGCTGTCGGACTCGGCCATAGTAACGAAGCGCTTGCCTTTCAGCTTCGCGAGCTGGGGAGCTGCGGCATCCGGATCCTTTGAGCGTTCCTGCTTGCAGATCATACCGACAGGGACCGTATCTGCGTAGTCTCCGAGAAGGTGCTGCACTGCTGCGAGAAGCGTCGATTTTCCGTTCCGGGTTGTCTTCCCGTGGAGAATAAACATACACTCCTCTTTCTGGATTCCGAGTATTGAGTATCCGAGTGCCTTCTGCAAGTATTTCGCCTTTTCCTTATCTCCCTGGGTTACCTCATCTATAAAGGTTTCCCACCTCTCGCACCGGGGGCGTGGCTCGTCTCCCGTGTATGTGAACGCTGTCTGCATTGTGAGCAGATCCGCGGCGGAGTGATCCCGGAAGGTCTCCGTCCAGAGGTCGAAGGTGCCGTTCTTACAATTTATGAGATACGGGTTCGCATCAAACTGCGCTGCGGAGATCTCCATGCTGTCTGCGATATCTTTAAGCAGCCGGTCTCGCCAGCGTCGGTCTCCCATACGGTTTACGAGCTTTAAGAACGCATCCCGAAGGCCGTCCTCTTTTACGCCGTACATTGCGTATACGAGCATGATCTTGTAGAATTCCTTGATCTTCTCCGAGATCTTATGCGCTCCCGTGTCCTGGATCCAGCGGTGGCCGTCGTAAACATACCAGCACTTTGTTTCCGGGCAGTAACGCGCCTCTGACATATACAGCTCCGCAAACACGCTGGAAAAGCCGACCTCATCCCAGGTATAGGGAAGGGACCTTTCCTCTGGTAGGTTTTTTTCCGGGTGCATTTTGATGATTCGCTTTAACTTAGCGTCCATTTGCTCGTCATCTATGCCGATTGTGATCGGCGGGAGCTCTACGGGTTCCTTTTTCATACTGTGTCCTCCTGATGTGATATCCGGCCGTATTTTCATTGTAACAAGCGATTGCTGTGATTGACAATTCATATATCTTGTGATACCATCTGCCTGTGATATCCTTTACACATATCACAATATAACTTCTCCTGATCGATTACGGCCGGTTTTCTGATCAGCGAAGGCGGAGCAGCGTTCTCACTGCTCCGTTTTTGTTTGCATTTCTGCGACTATGCCTTCAATCATTGAAAGCGCACACAGGTATCCTTTTTTGTATTCAATCAAATACTGATTGTTTGATTGAATATTTGATAAATCGTTTCGTGATTGTTTGATTATATTTAATAAATAATCAGAATTGATTGAATTATTTGATTGCATTTTATCAATCATTCAATCACCCCTATTCCATCTTTTAATTAATTTTTCTCTTATTTTATCGGCTTCTTTCCGTGTTCCTTTGTGTACTCTTTCGGTTATTTTACGTCCGCACGCGCACGAAATATAATACATTGGTGCGCCTCCGTATGGATTTTTAATTGCAAGTGCAATCTGTTTTGTGCATCCTGCTATATAACCGATTGATGGAGGATACGGAAATCCGCACGTACACGGTTTTAATGATTCAATCACTTTTTCTGCCATTCAATCACCTCACCAGTTTGTATAAACATCAATCGTTCCTGAGCTGCATCCACAGTCGTACACCTTGCCCGGCCCCACAGAAGTCATGACGATTGAATAAAAGGGAAGGTCTGAGGACGCTACACAGATAAACCCGTCTCCGTCCCGGATCGTCCCGTCATCTGCCACGTGTTTCCCTGGAATACTCCGGGACGTGGTCTGTCCGCAGCCTTCGTTTGTTGAGTACCATGTTTCCCGGTGCCCGAAGCAGCGGATCGATCCGTTTGATCTGGTCAGGTGCCCGTCCATGATGTGATAAGGGGCGGAGTATTGGAGCTCCACCCACCCATATCCGTTCACGTCAATATCACCCGTGGATTCTTCATAAGAACCAGAATCGGCTTCCTGTGGTTCTTCGCTTTTCTGCGTTTTATTCTCACTATTTGCAGGTTTTTGCTCATTTTCTGCTGCTAAAATGTCCGATTCTGTCGTTTTTGCCTCTGTTTTGCCATCATTTTGCCACTCTTTTTCTGCCGTATTCGCTATAAAATTTTGCTTATAACGAATTTCTCCGGAGCCAAAATCTATGATCTCAAACTCTGTGGATACCGTTTCAGTTTCAGAAGCGGTCTCTGAGGCGATTTCGGGCGATTTCGGGGCATCAGTGGGTGTTTCCTCGGTTTTCTCATTTCCGGCGCTCTGACAGCCACACAGGGCCATCAGAGCGAGTATTATCAGCTTCTTCATGTCTTCTCCTGCGCTTTCTGCTCCCGCCACCGTTTCAGAGCCTCCGAATTACCCTGAAAATCACGTTGTACAACACAATTACGGAACGAAACGAGTTTTCGCGGACATTTATACGTTTTTGACACAATTTCGCCAGAAACGCTTTCTGTACTTAAAATAGACCATACTTCCGGATGCTCTTTTACCTTCCGATCCAGCTTTGTCATGGTGGTGCTGTCGCTGGTGTAGATCTGTGCGTACTTATCCCCTCTGCTCCATGTGATATGTGTTTCCTGTTCTTCAAGTGATACGTTCATTATTTCTCCTCCATTTCGTAAAATTTACAGTAATGTTCTACGTGTTCTTATCTGTATTTCTTTCAAACAAACGCCAACTGTCCGGTACCGTGAATCCGAAGGTTCGGGACACGTTCCCCCACTTTAAGGTATCCACAATTTGCAGACACAATCTCCCTTGCCATGATCGGGACAACAGAATTTCCTATCCGTGCCACTTGCTCCTTTATCGGATAAGGTTTCCAATCAATGTCATGATCTATGATGTAGTCCTCCGGGAATCCTTGCAGTATTTTCAGCTCTTCCGGTTTCAGCATCCTCAAGAACACATCGGCAATAGCGTATGTATCTCCGTCAATTTCCACCGTCACAAGGCCGAATCTGTCTTTTGTTGTGATTGTGTGGATAGGCTCATTCATGGTCTGTCCTACTCCAACGCCGTAATACTTAATTAGAAAAGCAGAGACAAGGCCAAAGTGTCCGGGAGAAGTGGTAATGGTGTGTATAGGCTCATCACAGCCTTGGCCTATGCCGGTCTTATAGAATTTTGTCAGAAACGCCGTAACTAACCCATACCGGTTAGAAGTATCAATGGTCTTTATCGGATCAGACAACTCCTGTCCCCGGACTTCTCCACTCCTGGTCTCTCCGTGGTATTGGATCAGAAAAGCAGCGGCTCTTTTATCCTTCACAATGTATGGCTTTGAGTTATGGAGAATATACTTCTCAATTCCAAGAGCAATCCTTCTCTGCGTGGCCTCTGCCAACGGCTTTGACCTGTCAAAAATGGATTTTCCCAGGTCAGACCAATCAATGTACTTTCCACACTCTTCCCATTTCTGATAGCCTATGCCGGTCTTGCTGTGTGTCTGCTCAGGGAATGATATGTCACGATTATCACAACGGAACACGGCATACCACCGCTTGCGTGAAGTAGGTGCTCCATAGTCAGCGGCTATAAGCTCCCGGCACTCAAATGAATAGCCGATGGACTTCATTTTTCCAATGAAACGCTTGTATTCCTCACCGCACCGCTCTTTAATGACATAACCGGCATCATCCAACGGGCCCCACTGTTGGATCTCTTCCACGTTCTCCATGATGATGACAGCAGGCCTTATGTCCTTTGCGTGTTTATATACCGCCCATGGGAGCATCCTGAGACCGCTTAACCGAGGTTGACCGCCTTTTGCCTTACTATGGGATGTGCAATCCGGGGAAGCCCACATAAGAGCCACCTTTTTCTTTCCAACGTACCGCCTAAGGTTTACGCTGAAAATGTCCTCTGTCAGATGTATTGCCCCAGGATGGTTCACCTCATGCATCCGTATAGCCTCAGGATCATGATTTACGGCTATATCGACAGAGCGTCCAACGGCTTCCTCAATTCCTACGGAGGCTCCTCCACCTCCTGCAAAACAATCTATGATTAAATCTCCGTTTCTCATTTATCTTTCCGCCTCCTATTTTCATCAGGTCGTTTAATGATTGCTCTACGACTTATACAATTTCCGAAAGGCTCCTCCGTGCGTTTTTCGTGTGTTTCACATTCTTTACTTTCGCACTCGTGCGTTTTTCGTGCGTTTTTCGTGCGTTCTTCGTGCGTTTTGATCGCCTCCGCGCGGCTCACACAATCACTCATTCGTCCACCTCCATCATATCTGTCCTGCTTTTACAAGCATTGCAATTACACAAACAGCAATGGTTACAAAATCTAAAATGTGTGCAACTTTTTGCCATGTGGGAATGTCGTTTATTTCTCTTAACACGCCAAGCAACAATAACAAGGAATCTATGATTATAATAATTGCAAATATAATCAATCCTGCACCTCTCTCATATCTGCGCCACACCACGGGCAAAAATCATACAATGGCTTTTCATTTTGTTTTTGACTATGTAAGAGAAAAACAATTCGCCTACATTCTGAGCAATGCCAATTTCCGATCTTTGGATTTGCGTCATACTGGATATATTCCCAATGTCCGTGTGGTCTCACCGGCGTGACAGATGGTAACGTCCTAATGTATTCCGACCATGCTATCATTGCATTCACAACAGCATTACTACCACTTGCGTCACGTTCAATAATTCTGTCAGCAGCATCTATCACCGCTTGTCTGCTGATACAATCACACGCTTCGTGCGTTTCACAAGGCTCATTTTCGCACGCGTGCGTTTCCGTGCGTTCATCGTGCATTTTTCCTTCGATCACGTCTTATCCCCGCTTTCTGCCTTGTACCTAATTTTTTGAGTGGCAACGACCGTACAACCACTTCGATTCAGCATCCAAGAATTTTTTCATTCTTTTCTTAGGATGCAAAGCCGTAAAGCATGTTGTTCCAAACCCACAGCGAGATCCTTTCGGAAACACTTCCCATACTTGTCCATGCCAAGTTCGCAGCTTATCTTTAATAAATAACTTCATCGTAGGCTCTTCATAACTCCAGAATGGTGAGCGATGATACTCAACTATATATCTTGTACCGTTAATAATCTTTTCTACTGTATACAGTTTGTAGAAGTGATTTAAGAGCCTACCGAGCAACTTATTTTTTGCCGGAACCCCACAAACTGAATATGACCGATAATCTTTCATATCTTATCCTCGCTTTCTGCCTTGTCTACCTCTTTCCATACTTGATACAACGCCCATGCAAGAGGCTTTTTGATGTAACCGAGTGCCGTTGCCTTTGCATATAAGGTATCAATCCTCGATATAATCTTGTACTGTGTCGGTGTTAATGGCGTCCCGTCTGTTAGTCCTATCTTCATGCCTTATCCTCGCTTTCCTGTTGCTCAACCCTCTGAATAACTATATATGTTCTCGATTTCATAATTGTTGGAATCGCAATCTGGATATAAACTTTGGCATAATTCCGACAAATACTTATGTGCTTCTTTTTCTGCTTCTTCTCTTGTATCGCAAACGAATGATGTTTTAATCTCTATGGTGGCTTCAACTTCCCATTCTTTATCTTTGCTCATTCCTTATCCTCGCTTTCTGTCTTATCTGCCTCTATGATTGTTGGTGTATCACCATTTGCAAGCCCTTTATTTTGTAATGACTCGATAATTGCTTTGAATACATCATCAACAGTTAGACAATCATCAATCAACAATTTTTTGTATTTCTGTCTTTTAGACACATCTTCCATCATTGCAATAAAAGCATCCGCATCAATCAATCTTCCATGCCCTTTCGGGAGTTGCGTGCCATTTTGGATAATCACGTTCATATCGCCATAATCATAATATCCGGCATTTATCATATGGTACGTTTTATCAGGAAGTTCTATTACTATTTTCATGCCTTATCCTCACTTTCTGCCTTGTATGGTTTGGGCAAGGGCATCCACGCCTCAATATCAGCAGTATGGACAAACTTATTTACATCATTCAGATACCATTCATTTTCATTAAATTTTTTAGCCGTCATTATATAACCAAGGCTTGTTACAAGTACTTTATAACCTTTATCCGGCAACCTCTCCGTAACTGGAATCCACCTCTGCTCACGTTTGATTGCAGCCATCCCCATGTTCAATGCCCGTCTAATCTCGCCTTCGGTGTTGCGCTCACTTATCTCATGCCGCCATAAGTACATTAAAACATCAATAGCCTCTTCATTCGTCATACGTTATCCTCCAATCGTGCAACGTCAATCAGCTCTTCTATCAATTCCTCGTCTCCAAAGTCAACATGATGTGCGATGATGGACTCCGCCAGAAATAAACCTCGGCATTTGCCCTCATCAATCCCTTTCCACTTATCAATCGTTTCCGTGATCTCCGCACGGGCCTTACGATAGGCTTTCAATTCTTGCTCAGCTGTCATGTGTTATCTCCCATAAAATCAAACAATGTCATCTGCTCCGGTTTTACTTTCTCGTATTCCTTGATCGCTGCCTTGATCTCTTCCGGAGATAGAAGTTTCCAGGCACGATTTTTCTCGTATTCGTCCATATTATTCCATCCGGACTTCCTGATCTTTTTAATCATGGATACTCTTTTCTTCTCTTTTGCGGTCTCCCGCTTTTCGTGCTTTTCCTGTTTCTTCTTTCTGGTTTCGTCGATCTCATGCGTTACCTGGATCCCGGCTTCAATATCGCTCATGTCCTGATCAAAGTCCCGAGTCAGCTTCCTTTCTACTCGGATATTTATGACTGAAATATTCAGATCGATCTCTCCACGCTCAGCACGGAACATTGTCAGCGAGTCATAGATCCGGCAGTTTCGGATCGCGGTCGTTTTGATATCGTCTTCGTTGAGTTTTGCGTAGATCTTCGCAAGTTCCAGATTGATCGGCTTTTGGAATACCTGAAACCCTTTCCGGATAAAATGAAACCGCTCACCCTCAAAGAATGTTCCGTCTTTTGAATAATCCCTGCCTTCGCAGTCAATATCGTAGTAGATATTGCCGGTTGCATTTCCGAGATCCCGGCCGAGCACAGGACATTCATGTTTGCTCTGGCAGTATCCGTGAATACAGTTCCACGGATCATATCTGAATGACCATCCTTTTACCGGATCGTATCTCATGTGATTTTCACAGACTCGGCCTTTCTTTTCCAACATGAAGGAAGCCTTCTGTCTTCTGATCTCTGCATCCAGCATCTTCTGCTCTTCTTCCACGGATCCTTCATACTGATACTCTTCGTCTACCTGTACCACCGGACAAACAAGGAGCATGATCCCGGTACCCTCGGATGTAAACGGTTCGCCTCTCTGCTTACAGTCAACGCAGTTTTTCGGGCACCGGATTGTTACTTCTCCGTTCTCATGGCTGTACTCTTTTCCATACCAGGCAAGGCCGGCGTGTGTATTCTTTCCGAGTACCTGCATTCCGCAGGGTGTCTTATAAACGAGCTTCGCAGCGTACCAGTAGTAATACTCAAAGCATCCGGCATCCGCTCCGCGACCCGGCATAACATAATCCGGGTGGTTTTCCATCGTATAGCCTTCTGCCAGGAGCTTTTTCGTGAGCTTGTTCATAGGCCTGCACACGGCTTCATATGGAACCGGTCCTCCATACGGCTGCGGAGATAATCAACGGTCATTCCGTATTCTTCCGCAATGCATCTTTCACAGATCGGAAAGTCAAAGAGCAGTGCCTTCGCACATCGTTTATCCCAGCTGTTGATCTGCTCTCCGCAGTATTCACAGTTTTCATTCAGCCATTGGAGCTTCCGCTGCGCCATCACTCACCAACCTTTCCAGAGGACAATACCGGCACATCCCGTCTTCCAGCGTGATGCCTTCCTTGTCCTCATCCCATTCTCGCGGAAAGCGGCAGAATTCATCACAGATAGATTCTGCGATCTTCTCCCGCTCTGCCTGCGTCAACATCCGCACTCCTTACAATCACAGTCTTCTCTCTTCGGCAGCTTTACCTTTTCGTCTGCGCTGCGTTTTCCTTCTTCCAGAAGGTACATACACCACATGAGGCCGGCTGCGAATCCTGCCTCGTATTTTTTGTCATCACAATCAAAGTCCTCGATTTTTCCTTTGATCTGTGCGACATATTCTTTCATTTCCGTCTTATCCATATGCTTTTAGTTCCTCCTTTAATTCCAGGATTTTCAGATCGAGTTCTACGATCTGTCTCTGTGCTGCGAGTTTTCGAGCTGCACAACGTTCGATCGCATATTGCAGACACTTTTTGTGCGTGTCTCCATTCAGCTTCCTGCGCAGGATCTCCGTTTCACAGGAGTAGCAGTACTCTGAGAGATACAGTGGATACTTCTTTCCGCACAGCTTACAGGTACCGACTCCGGCACTTTCTCCCTTGCTCCGCAGGATTTCGATGATCGTCTCTGTATCACAGTGCTGTTCTTCTGCCATCTTATAGATCAGCGCCTGCCGCTCTGCTGCGCTTTTGCTCTTCATGAATCGTTCAATCACAGCTGTCTCCCATCTGGTACTTCACGAAATACTCTCCGTCCTTTTCAAACGTCAGAGCCCCGTATACACCGTAGCCGCACAGCTCCGAGAAGCTGAATACCTTGTCCTGATCCTCCGCTGCAATATATCCACCGCATTTCTGCGACCGCTCGTAGATCTCCTTAGTTATCTTTCTTATGCCGCTTGTCATTTCAATCACCTTTCATATCTTTCAGTAGCAGGTCATCAATCGGTATTGCAAACGCACTCGCTATGGCTATGATCCCGGGCAGGTGAGGTTCGCTTTTACCGGATTCCCACATCCATATTTCATTGACGCTGTACCCGATCCGGGACGCGAGCTCCGGCTGCGTCCAGTTTCGTTCCTTGCGTAGTATTTTTAGATTTTGTGCGAAGTAACTACTCATGATTCCTTCTCCATTTTCAGCTCACAATGCAGCGCCATTGATTCCAGGTACGCAGGATCGAAGCTTCTTTCCATCCGCCGAAGGTCATGTGCCATAGCTTCCAGAAAGCGTTTCATTCCTGTTCTCCACTCGGCGAAGTACCATTCCATAGCGGATCCCATATAATCACCGATCAGCGACTGCATATCATCCAGGTTGAGCCGGTCAAGCTCCACCTTTTTCTTACCCATTACGGTTGCCGGTATTTCAATCAGTTCTTTCAATGTCTACCCCCGATCATATTTCGCAATACTGTTGCAGATAGATTCAATCTCCGCAGTTTTCAGAGGCGGTTTGCAGGCTCTCACGTTCGCATAGAGCAGCTCCGTGTACATTTCTGCCTTACTGCATCCGGATGACCAAAGAAATCCCGCCAGAGAGAGCAGAGATACATTCCTTCCACCCTGTTCAATCACCGGATACTCCGGATGCAAAGCGATATGTTTCTGCTTTGCTTTCGGCCATTCCGGAGAGTAGATTTTTTCTACCAGCGGATGCTTTCCGCTGCTTTCCCTCGGTACGTTCTGAAAATATTTCTCCACAACATAATCAATCGCTTCCTGATTCTCCCGGATCGTGTCAAACATGATCACATTCCCGGTTGTGATAAAGTACCTGCCTGCCTTGTAGATTTCTACGCCTTTGCGGTTGTTCTTTCCGTCAAAGGGAAGATTACCGTGGAGCAAGATGTGTACTCCTCTGCCGGATTTACTCTTCTCTGTATAGCTTTTGCAGTGTTTGATAATATCCACACAGAGAGGAGTGAGCAGGCCGTCATCATATCCGACATCAATATCTATCCCTACGATTCCATTGTGATTGAACACAAACCCTATCTGATCATAAACACCATCCTCTACTGCTTTGACGGCCTGCTCGAAGGTTCCCCAGGTTGCAGGATTCGTTGAAGATGCAGACTTCTTTTCAGCAGATCGCATCGGGCACTTACTCGTATTCCAGGCGCAGACCCATTGATTCAATTCCTGCATTTCTTTTGGAATTTTCGAGTAATCTACCATTTGCGGTACCTCATGTAGTCTTTCAGCGGCAATCCTTCCAGTTCTGCCGCAACCCGGAGCGCCTTCTTTTTATCCTTGTATGTTTCCTTCATCGGGCACCCGTTCTTCGTTACCTTGTATCTGGTCGTGCCCTTCTCCTTCACCACATCGTAGATCATCATTGTTTCTCCCTGATGCTGCCATAAGTGCCATTAGTAACAATCCGAAAAGTGATCCGATCCCGAATCCGAGAAAGAATAATCCCATGCTCATACCCCCTCGATCTGGGAGGCGATCATGTCCGCCTGATGCGTATAAAGTACGTTCGGATATTTCTTTACGGACCGGTTATAGTAGTTCCAGTTATCCTTATCGTCAAAGGCTCCCATATGCCACCGGATGCAGTGGATCTCTTCATCCGTTAGCATGAGAAGCTGCTGTGCAAGGATCACCGATTTCTCTCCATGACCGTTCAGAGTCATTTCCTGACTGTACTCGTATCCGCCGTCCTGCTTCTGTTTGTACTGATCACACTTACAGAGATCGTGATACAGGCCGATCACGTACGGACTCTGCTTTCTTTCCCACGTGAGGCGATTATCTTCTGTCAGTTTTACAAGAGCATTTGTTACAGCTACCGAGTGATCAAATAACCCCCCCTCGTAATTCCCGTGGTACTTCGTTGATGCCGGAGCCGTGAAGAATCCGAATTTATCGAGCTTCTGTAACATCTCACTCAAATGCCCGGCCTTAAAGAGATCGCCCATCATCTTCCAATAGATTGAGTATCTTTCGTCTTTCGTCATATCTTGCTCCTTTGTAGGGGAGACGGAGCTTTTACCCTCCGCCTCCGTGTCGCAAATAAGTAGGAGGTCAACCTACCCCAAAAGCGAGTTCAGGTCGAACGGTGCCTTCGTTGCCGCGCTCGCCTTGGTTTCTGTTTTAGCCGGCGCTGCCTGTGCCTGGACTGCTGCGGATCCGTTCTCGAATCCGTCCGCATGTGTCTTCTTCCAGCCGAGGTTTGCCCGGATCTGTCCGCTATTATCTTCGTTATGTACAATAGATCCGCGGAAATAATGCCCTACCAGATCCTCCGGATCCACTTCGCCTTCCTCTGACTGCGGGATATCCAAAGCAGCACGTGCCAGGGATGAGAAAGCACTGTATGCTCCGTTGTTCTTGTCCCCGTTGTTTTTCAGGAAGCTGAACATCTCCCTGTGTGTCCGTCCGTCCTCGGTTACGAGAACATAGGTCAGCTTGCCGTAATCATCCAGCTTTGTCTGATCCGCAGACTTGATAAAAAATGTGTATTCACCCTCCGGGAGCGGTGTAAAGCCCCCTGTAAGTCCGATCTTTCCCATATCGTTACTCCTTTCTCAGTTTCGGAACCAATTTGATTGTTTCCTTCTCGATCGTCTTATACTTATCCAGGATGCCGTCTTTCTTCATAGCATCCTCGTCAATGCTCTTGCTCACGCTCCTGGATGTAGTCCAGTCATACTTAGGACCGTGGATCACAACCGACTTGTCTCCTTCACGGAACTGCTGCATGGATGCTTCCTTGATCTGATCCTTTAATGTCTTCAAGCGCTTTTCGTCTGCGTTGGTCTTCTCTTTTGCCTTCGCGAGCTTCTCTTCCAGCTTCTCCGCCTCTTTGATCAGTTCTTTCAGATCGCTTTCCGGATTCAGGTTATTCTTGCGAAGCTCTTTCAGGATGTCTGCATCCTTCTTTTCGTCATAGGCCGGAGAGGTACCGCCGACTACATGCTCCTTCCACCACCTCTCAACCCTGCGGATGATCTGATCCATGTCCGGATATCTTTCGGAAACCTTAAAATTCTTCTCAAAGGTATTCTCCTTTGTTACCACGAAATCTTCCGGTTTCTCATAATCCTTCTCTTCGAGGATCGTGCAGACCATGGTTACGTTATCTACACCGAGCAGGTATGCATACAGCGCTGCCTGCATTGCGTAGTATTCCGGAATATCGTCTACCCAGTCCTCCGCACGCTTTGTGGTTTTCATTTCGAGAACTCTTACAGGCTCTCCGCCTGCCTTCTCTACAAGGTAGTCCCACATACCGCCGAAAATTTCCTCATTCGGGAAGAAATCACCGTATGTCTTCTGGAAGTAGTCCGATCCGTACTTATCGGCCGGGGATACCAGCTTCAATGCATCAAAGAGCGCGAGATACTTCTGCTTATAATATTCTGCCTGCTTCGGCTCGATCGCCTTACCTGCAAGCGTGTATTTCGTGTCTTCGTACGGCTCTTCATATGTCCGTGTGATTGCACACCATGCATTGAAAGGTGTAGTCCACTGGTTAAGTCCGAGAACCGCCGCAAAGCGTGTTCCTGTACACTTCTTCGGCTTCTTCGGCGGACTGATCGTAATTGTGCTGTCTTCATTCCACTTCATATTGTCTCCCTCCTATGAATACTGCTGCATAACTTCTTCGAGCTTCGCTACCAGCTCATCACACTTAGTACTGTCGATCACGGTAAAGCCATCGGTCATCATCGCGATCTGATTGATAAACTCTTCCTGGTCTCCGTCCTTATTGAGCAGAGCTTTGCACGCTGCTTTCAGCTGATTGATCTGCTCTTCGCTTGCATTGGAGTTAGTCTCTTCTGCCTTCGGAGCTGTGAGCTGTTCCTTGATCTCTTTTCTCTGTTCCGGAGTCGCAGGCTTATGGGATTCCTTCGGTTTCTCGGTCGGAAGCGCGTTGTTTTCGTCGATATCATCATGCTCTACGATATCGAGAACCATCATCCAGAGATACCTGCGGAGATAGGTGATCGAGGATCCGAGCGCCTGCATCGGATTCGTAACCTCTTTCCCTTCCCGGTTGAGGATCTGTCCGACTTCCCGATACGGTGCTATAAATTCGAGACCGCGTTCTTCGAGGTTGTCCGTGTTGTAGACAGTCATTACTGCTTTCTCTCCGTCAAACACCGTGTTTGTAACGAGTCCTACTTCTGCAAAGATCTGGATCGCAGAGGGGATGATGTCGGAGAGCTCGAAGTACTTGAACTCCAATTTGATGTTCTTACCGCTCTTCTGGACGTTTTCTTTCAGAAAGAGCAACCTTGCCTGTGCCAGCTTTTGCAGGACATTTCCTGCTGCTTTTGTTGTAGCCATTGCTTATCCTCCTAATATTTTTAATGCTTCTTTTTTGAGTGCATTTACTCTTCGTGTATTACGCTTCGGGCCTTTCTTCCCGAGAAACTCCCGGATGTGCCGCTTTGCTTCTCTTACATACCAGTCCTTGTCGATCACAGACAGATCCAAACGGTTTTCATTGTCTACAATGCAGTGCATCGGAAGTCCGGGGATCTTGGCTGACTTCTTTGTTTTTGCGTGAACCTTATAGAGCGTTCCGGCGTTGTAATCATCTACGGCATATACTCGGTTTACCTTCTGCATCGGGATTTCATCATCACCTACGATCTGATAACAGGACTCATACTTACCGCCGGCCTTGCTGATCAGCTGAAAGTCCAGGATCTCGGTAGAGTTATAGATTGTCTCTTCCGGATCCGCGCCGTTTACAAAGTAATCTCTGACTGCATGGGCTATGATCACCGCATCATTATTTACCTTCCACGCTCCGCCGGTCATGTTCTCCCACTGCCGGAGACCGTACTGTGTAAAATCCAGATTCGCATTTGTCAGGATTCCGCGGACCAGCACCCCGCCTTTCAGCTTAGGTTTGCCTCCGCCCATCGGGATCTCGATATAGTTATTGACATCCCGCTGCACGATCTTCTGTATGAGGTCTTCTTCCAGCTCAAAGCCTGTCCTGTCCTGCCATTCCCGGGTGATCTCCTGCCACTTTGCTTCATCTTCCTTATCGAGAGAAACCATGATTCCGTCCGTGTTCAGCTGTATGATCTTCAATGTCGGACATTCTTTGATCAGATGTACGGAAAGCTCGATCAGAAGCAGCTGACCGGTGATGCAAATCGACCTCCCCATCAGCGGATCATACAGATCGTTGTATGCCTCATCTCCCTTGCCGTTCAGCATGACTCCGAAGGTCGTATTGAGTACCAGCTTCTTTGCATTCGCTTCCGCGATCCTTCCTGCCTTCTTATCCGCGATCCGGGAATTGAGTGTGTCAATATAGATCTGCGGTGAGGGCATGGCCCTGCTGCAATATCCGGTTTCCCATCCGTCATTGAGCGGAACCGTAACCAAATGCGGATAGTAGCTTGCTACGTCTTTGTTACGAATCGATCGTTGCTCCGTGGTTTCCTCAACATAATTCGGTATGGCTCCGTGTACTCCGCCGAAGGCAACCGTGCACGGGCATCCTCCGATATCGATCTTTAACTTTGATTTCCAAAGCATCTCATCCGGCACGGATTCGTCGTACATCCGGCTGAAAAAGTCGATCACCTCATCCGGCACATACTCCCGAAGCAGCTTGTCCGGAAATTTATATCTCCGCTCGTCTCTCCACGGCTTTTCCGGCTGTTTTGCTTCCAGATATACCGCTGTAATCTTTGCATTTGTCATGTAGAGCGCATCTCTGACATCCAGACCCTTTGCTTTGGCCAGCTCCTCTTTATTAGCCAGGTATCCGTGCCTCAGCTTATAGAGCAGCAGTGTTGTCTGCACATCATACAAGCAGTACCGCTCGACTTCTCTTCGCTCTTCTTCGGTCAGCGGCCGGTCAATGTCGAATGATACCGTTGATTCTCTGATCGGCAGACCAAAGTGTGCCTCGATCCCTTTCAGGGATGTGCCGAGCTGACAGTCATCCAGCAGATCAAAGCTGTGGAAATAGCATCGATACTGTTTCAGTTCCGGGATCTCCCATCCGTTCTTTTCCTTGATGATGATCTCATCATTGACGTGCTTCACATCTTCCGGTGTAAAGCCACACAGAATCGCTTTAATAACGTGGTTATCGTAGTGCTTATTATTAAATCCGCCGAGGAAGGGATCCTGTTCCATGAATACCTTTACGGCCTCATTATCGTTCCATGTCTGGAAGATTTCTCCGCTCTCCGCATTGACAAATACAGTCAGCCAGTCATGGGTAAAGCACTCAATATCGTAGATCCAAGTATTATCAACCATTACCCCTCCAATATCCTGCACCCGGCTTTGCGGTAGCTGGTGCACCGTCTCTTATATGACTTGACGTGAAAAGCCGAGAAATCGATATAGTCATAAGCCACGGGATCCTGTTTGCCTTCAAATGTCCGGGCAATCCGCCCGATACTCTGCGTGATTACTGCATAATCCTTTTGAGGTGTAGCCAGATACAGGCGGTCCATCCTGGGAACGTCGAGGCCTTCCTTCGCGAGCTGATATGTAGCAAACAGATAATGCTTTGCTCCTGTTCTCATATCCTCAATGGCCTTCTCCCGTGCTTCCTTCTGTGCCTTGCTGGTCATCTTTCCGTCGATCACGGATGCCGCGTCTCTCAGCTCATCCGGAAGCATCCGGAACATCTGCTGCAAGTGGTCTACTCTCTCCGACAGGATCAGATTGTAATGAGTCCGATTCTCGATCAGATCCTCCACAATCTGCTCACACCGCTCCGGAACCTGCGTGAGATATGTGATCATCCTGGTATAATTGAGCGTTCCGTCTGTGTTGAGGCACTGCTGCGTGATCGGGATCCCGGTGTGAACCGGCTGCACGGATACTGTCATCGTCCGATCCGCTACTGCCTCATCCGGTACCGTGTAGACCACATTACCGAGCAGGGAATACGTTGCCCTGATCAGTCCGTCTGCACGGTGTACCGTAGCGGATAGTCCGTACTTATGCCGCGCCCGCAGGGCATTGAGCACTTTTGAAAATTGTGTAACCGCTGTCGGACTTCCTGCCACACGATGACATTCATCCACTATGATGCAGTCCCACTCATCTTTCAGAGCATCGAGATCTGTCTTGCTGAGTGTCTGAACGGTTGCAAACGTCATACACTCTCCGATATCGACCTTGCCTTCCGTGATCGTTCCGAGTAATCCGGGATTGATATACTGCGCCGCCCTGGTCTTACTCTGTGTGAGCAGATCCTTTGTATGCGTGATCCAGAGTGTTTTCAGTTTGAGGATCACCGCCATCGCGATACCCATCTGTGTCTTACCGCTTCCGGCCTTGCTTTGCAGGATCCCGTAAACCATATTCAGCGCTGCCTTTACGGCATCCGCCTGGTAGTCATAGAGCGGTACTGATGCCTCGTGATAATCGATCATCCGTTTCGGTTTAAATTCCGTTACTATCTCTCCGCCCTGTAACATGGGAAGGATCGTACGGATCACGCCAAAGGGAAGGACAACCGCATTTCCTTTTGTGGTATAAAGCCGGATCTTATCCGGCGTATTGCCGAGCCAGAATCCCATCCGTGCCTTTTTGGTGTATTCCGGATTAGCCAGGATCAGATTATCTTTTATCCACTTCGAGACTTCCTCGGACGGATCCTCTATCGTGATCACGCTTCCTATTGATGTTCGCATAGCCAGTCCTCCAACGTTTGAAACTCCGTAAGATCCACGGTTCTTTTCTCTTCATAATCCCGATAGACCACAAGCTCATCAAAGTGTGCCATGTAGATTTTTCCAAGGCTGTCTTTTAATGCGAAGTAACACTCTGTGTTTCCGCAGTCTTCCCAGAGCTCCATGCTGGATTCCTGGTTAAACTCGATCCGAGACAGATGGAAGCGATCATGAAAGCAATTCTTACAATCGATCAGGTATGCCTTATCTC